ATTGAAGCTGAATAAATTCCACTATATGAATTAATTCCAACTCTATGTTGTGAACCCGTAAAATAAAGCGTATAAAATCCGCCTGAAATCGGAGTTGTTAATTTAAGCGTAAGACTATTTGATCCGTTTATTTGTGTACTAGCACTTCCTGATACGATGTTTGAAAGACTACCTTGCGCGTAATTATATAAAAATAAATTTTGTGTTGAATCAAATGATAAATTTTGTGTATCATCCAATATTGAATCATCATACCCGATTAACAATTTAGGATGTTTATCTTCATTAAACGCATTTTTACTTGCAAAACGTTTTACAAAATATGTGTGTTGATTTGTTTCATATGTTGAATCAAATGATATCCTAAATCCCCTATCAGGAATTTCGCCAGTGAGTGTGGCAGAAATTAAGTTTGTGACATCGACAAGTAAATCCTCTTCGCCAGTAATAAATTGTTGTGTTTTCTTTGTTGAGGATATGTTTGTTGTTCCTGTAATATAATCGCACTGAGCTGTTGCACCCCCACCGGATGCACAACCTGACAATATCCAAGGTACATCAAATGATGATGATAAAAAATTACAATTATCATTATCAGAATAATAAACGATATCTTTTCCTAATCCCTCTGTAAATGATGCCGAAAGAGGAAAAATATCAACTATAAAGTTACTAGGCGTTGGTTGACCACCGTAAACGTCTTTAAGGTTTAGTTTACAATAAAAACTACCGTTAGAAATATCTAATTCGCCATCAGTTATCATTTGTCTAATTGGATCTAAATTAAAATGAACCAATAGTCTTGATAACTCCGTATCTGGCGGTGTGTTATCTGACATTCCATAAACCTTAAATAAATCAAGTGTGCCTGCCAAACCCGTATTACCAGAAACAGCTCGAACGCTATTTATAATTTTATTTGTTATATAAGCGTCTTTATCTGCTTTTAAAATTTTATACATTAGACAACCGCTCTTCCAATTATATCAACTTCTGGATATCTGAATTCAAATATTCCGCCGGGAGGTGGAAATATTATATTTTGGTGTGTGTTGGCATGAACGCTGAATGTTGAATTACTGTAAACGTTGTTGTTCACTGTTCCATTCATATTAGTAAACTTAATTTTATTTACAGATATAACACCACTTACGGTATAAATTGCATTTGTGAAATCTGATATCACAATAGGTTGATCAATGTGAAAGTTTTTAATATCAACAATGGGTTGTAATTTTGTTAAAATACTTTGTAAAACAATTGCACGATTTAATGTTGAGTCTATTACTACCTCAAACACCATTGATAAATTAATAATTTTTGCATCAAGAACGTCGACGGCGTCTGATATCATTCTATACGGATTTAGAAATTTAACTAAATTTGTCTTAAGCGTATCTGGGGATGTTATTAACTGTGAGTCTGACGTTCTAGAAATGATGAATAACTGTGTAGCTAAAGGGTTGTGTGGGTTTGATCTAACTGCAGCACGAAATACACGACCAAAATTTGTTGGCATTGCATAAATTCTAGCCAACATATCTTCTCGAGTTACAATGCGTTCCTGAGAATTTTTTACCGAAGGTATCAATGATCTCAATTCATTTGCTGTCGGCGCATCCTCGCCCCCTGAAGATCTAATTTTGTTAGTTACTTCTATTCCACCTCTTATTCTACCAGCCAAGGCAATTGAAGGATTTCCAGGAAATGTCACATTGAGTGTTTTTGCTGTTTTAATACGATCTTCTTTTACGTTATGATCCAATCCACCACCAAAACGATATGTAATTGTTAGTGTTGTGTCAACTGTTGCAACGCCAAGTGTTTTAGTACTTAATAATTTTTCAGGATTTATTGCAATTCTAGAAAATGTTTGTGAATAAGGCAATGAAATTGCAAATTCTGAAGGATCGGGAATAATATCATCTTCTAACGTTGATGCATTGCCACCACCAAACGTAAGTGTTGTTTTTCTTGTTGCAAGATCAACGTTGGTAACATATCGATATGGTGCTGGGACAATCTTGAGGGCATCTTTTACTATGTTATTGTCACTTTCTATGTTAAGAACGTTTTTATATACAACGTCATGTGTTAGTTCATTTACTTTATAATAAGTGTTTCCATAACCATCAGTTACGTTCATAATATCAGTTATATTAGCACTTGATAATGTAATTTTTCTAAACGGTATAAAGTCTCCTGAAATTGATATTGTTTCAGATGTTTCTTTTCCTGATACACATATGCCCGAGGCGGCGAGAATAAACGTTTGTATCGTTCCATTAGGCGATTGTTGTCCTATGCGTTGTTCGGCAATAAGAGTTCCATCAGCTCGTTCAGCACTAAAATCTATATCTTCTAATAACAAAAAATCAATTCCAGTATTTGATGTAAAAATTGAATTTGTTTGAATTATTGGAAGTGCAGTTGGATCAGCAATTGTTTTATTATATGCAACTACAGCTGGGATTTCTACATATATGGTGACTGGTACAACTGACGGTGCTGCCCCATAAATGGGCACGCCCGCCTCGCGTAACGCTCGATCAATATTGACTGTTTCCACAGCTGTTTCGTAATTTAGTTCGCCATATTGATGATCAAGATAAAAAGATAAATTATCACCAACAATTGCAGCCATATCTAACAATAGTCCACCCATTGACAACTCTGATAAATCTTTTAGTTTATCAGGATAATACAAGCGGGCATATTCTAATATGATAACCCTTAGGCCGTCAAAATCCTTTGCGAGATATCTACGATTTCTTACTTGTTTTAAATTATCTATATTTGTGGCCATAAGCTATGATAAATAACTGTTAGAGTTACATAACGTACAATTTGATTTGTAACTTGCGTCCTTTTACTTGTAATGAGGGTACATTATATGTAATTGTAACATTTACAACGGCAGTATTTGTATTTTCTGTTCTATCAATTTCTGATAAAAAATTTTCCAAATCTATATATGACATCCATTTTCCTACAGCGTCTTTTATTCTTGATATTGCTTGTGAATCAAAATCATCCTGTGAAACAAATTCAGACGCTAAGGGACGAAGGTTTGCACCCAATTTATATTGACACAATCTCTCTCCCCAATTTGTAAGAAGAAGATTTCTAAGGTTATCATGCACTTGATCGGCAAGATTGTAATGCATTTTAAAAATGTCGCCTGATGTCTCAGCCCCAAATTCAAGTGGGGTTTTAATACCAATTGGCATTGTTGTTTTAACAATTTTCTCAAGTTCACTTTGTTGTTGTGTTAAACCCGAGCTTTTAAAACTATAAACAGTCATTTAAATCTCCTGGACTAAATATATCACTTGTACATCAAGCAGGTAGTATTAATCCAAGCATTATAGCTAAGCTTTTTGTAATTGACCCAGAGCCGATAAGAAGACCTATAATAACAACACAAACCATTGCTATTACATTTTTCATATAAACAATAATAGATGCAATAAATGTTTTGGGTAACAAATTTAATAAACCTAACCCATCTAATAATAATAAAAGTGCCTTAAACGCAAGATCAAATATTTTTTTAGGCAATCCTGGGATGTCAAAAGCAAGACTGATGTCTGTTATTAGGCTGCCTATTAAAGTAACCGGAAGTTTTATTAATCCTAGTAATAATTCAGGTAACATGGGAAATGGTGGTAACGCAATAAAAGGTAAGGGAATACCCCCGGGGAACCCAAGAGGTATAGGTAGTGTTGGTATTTCGGGTAACGTTGGCAATGATGGTAATGCAACTTTTATTCCAAGTTTTGCTAATTTGATTGCAAGCTCAGGAGGTAAAATTTTCAATTCCGCCGCTAGATCAGGAAGTGTGAAAGGTAGAGGCAATTCGACACCAAATGGACCTGATGCGTCAAATATAGGAAAAAATGGCGTTGATCCGGGAAGATCGAGCATAAGAGCTGATTTTTCAAAAAGAAAATCTATGAATATTTGATGCCAAAAATCAGTTTCATGATTTTTATTTAAGAGTGCTATAGTGCCTAAGGCGAGGATAGGATCTGGATTGAACCAAAAAAAATTCTCTGGCTTAGATATAAGGGGATTTAAGCTAGGAACAATAGGACCTGGTATTGGCGGCATCGCAATGATTTCACTTATTGGAAATAATGTTTTCCCTTTATGATTTCCGTTTATTAACAACAAAGACACATCTGCAACGTATCTTTGTCTCGCTGCATTGCTTATTTTACCGTTAGCGCCAATCAGCCCCACGTCAGTCAATATTTTGCCATAAGGACTTGCCATTAATTTATCTCTTTTTGTAAATAATTAATCATTTCATTAATACTTTTTTAGCGAACTCGCCTGAGATTCCGCCGCCGCCTTGACTACCAAACATAGTATCTATAATAGGCGGTGCTGTTACATGACCACTATTATCATTTGGACCTGTGGTGGCTTTTTGACAAAGAATTGCAAGATTTGCATCATCTCCACCAAGCTTTATCACTCCGTCTTCAGCGGGAATAAAAATTATATCTCCATTACCCCTTATTGTCATTGATGCAAACTTTTTAATATCTGTTTGTTCAACCATCTTTCCATCTGTGTTTCTTTCAAACCTACTAACGAGTATTTGTACATCGCTTCGGGCAATAATTCGAACTTTATCTGACTTGATTACAATCGCTCCATCGCCGTCTTTATAATCTTTTACGTCTTTAAGATTTTCTTCATTATGACTTTTTAAGTTAAACTTTTCATCCACCAACATACGTTGGCTATTAAGAACTCTACTTCTATCACTCGAGTAATCAGGATCTCCCTCGTTTTCTTGAAGCTCATTAACAGATTTTCCTATCTCTTCTTTAAAATCAATTCCCTGAACGGTCTTGGACGTTACTTTGGTACCCCCTGTTTTTTCAGTTTGTCCTCGACCGGAAACCATGTCAATCGAGCCCGCTTGACCAAATAAATCATTTTCTGGTTGTTTGTGATTTTTTCCAAAATCGTCATCTTTTTGATCATCAATTTCTGAAACATGACCACTTCTATCTGTTCCCAAAACAATAAGAGTATTATTTGAACCTTCAAATGCAACATCGCCCGGGCGTTTTCTAAAACGAGGAACGGATTCATATTGAGTTACTTTTGACGCATCAGTTTCTGTTATTAATTTTTCATATGCATTTTCAGTTGATGAAATTTGTGCAGAATTTGAAGGGGTGTATCTTTCACCGTCTATTTCATCCACAGCACCGTTACGAAATTCATATTTTATATCAGACTTGCCATTAAATTTCCCTTCGGTACCGGGGATAAACATAAATTTATCAAAATTTCTTGGCGAGTGAGTATGATTAACGTCATCAACAAAATGTGGTTCTGTTATTCTACACATCCAATATCCAATTTCAGAATATTTTGCGTCTGGGTGTTCGAAAGTTACCCAGACGTGCTCACCAGGCTTACATGGTAAAGATAAGTGCGACGGGAAAAAAGGAAATAAAAACATCGGTAAATCCGATGCAGTAGCTCCCGCCATAAGAACTCTTTGACCTATAATAGTGTTTCTTGGAAGAACTTTTCCAAAACGTATATTTTTAATTTTTAAAAGATGTTCCCAATAACTTAATTTTTTTTCATCAATTGACTGTGGATCAAAAATAACTTCAAGAACAACCATTCTAACAAATGACGGCGGGGCGCTTCGATTATCAAATGAATCTAATGAAGGTCTAGAACCTTCGGCCATGTCATGTTGGGCTTGCTTATTATTAAATTTGTTTTTAGACATGTCTTTGTAGTAAAATTAGCCGCTGAACGTAAAAAAAATCCAATAAATATGAATTTAGTTTTTTTTCATTTTTTCATATAAGTCATCGGGATTATAATTATCATTCTTTTGATCAGCGCTGGCAATTAAATCTGCTAATTTAATTAATTGATCATTGGCTTTTCCCATTCGTTCAATAAACGATGTCATTGTTTTACCGTGGACGGCAAATTCAGTTGATTTATTTTCAATTATGTTACTCAACTTAACAAATAACATATATGCATTTTGTCTATCAGTAATTGCATTTTCATAAATTTCTGTCCACAGTTTTTTTTTCTTATCTTCAAGATTTTCTATTGATGCCAAAAGAGAAGAAAAATCTTTAATTTTTTCCTTTATTTCTTGTTGATGTTTTTCTTCTTCTTCTTCTATCATAATAAGTTATCTTTCAAAATAATTTAAATCTAGGATCAACTTTGAGTTTCTTATAATGCTTTTTCACAAGTTGCATTGTAGTTGTAAGTTGTTTTGGACTTAGTCCCGAAAGTTCACGCATATATAATAAGACAGCCGATTTATTCAATAAATCAACTTCATTAATATTTTCAAAAATAGTTACTATTGAATTAATACATGCCAATTCATTTTCTGTTTTTACTTTTGTACGAATTTCATATAATAGTTTAAGAATAAAATGATTAGTATATTCCTTTTCTAGGATTGATTCTTGTGAAGGAATTAAATAATGATCTTCAACAATTTGATGTTCAGTAATTGACAAAGAATTAGGATCATCTAAACTAACATTTCGTCGCATTTTTTGTGTACGTTGTTTTGTTTTTATAATTAACCAATTTTTTGCAACTACGTTAAAATATGAAAAGGCATTTGTTCCGCGTGACGCGTCGAACTTTCTAATTGTTTCAAATAAAAAACATACACAATCACTTTTAAGATCATCAAATGAATCATGTAAACTTGTAAATTTATGAATATTAATTAGATTTTCTGCCAATTTTTCAAATGCTGGCATAATTTCCGTAACATACAACTTTTCGCGTGCTTTTTGATCTGACATTGTTTGGTATGCAACAATCGCAGCTTGAGTACCAGCGTGGAAATATAATCGTACTGATTTAGGTTCAGGTTTTGTTTCGGCCGGTATTTGTATTGTTTCGACACCTGTAATTGGATCTATAATAACAACTGGTTCAATTACAACGTGTTTTTTGCTTACCCTTCGGCGCCTTTTAATTGGTTGAACTTTAGGTGGCGGAGAGCCATCGCCATTTGGTATTTCAATTATTTTTTTTCTTTTAAACATTATTTAATGCTCTCGGGCGTTTCTTCATCTTCGGAAAATGAAACAAGTTTTGTAGCAACCAATAAAACTGTATCTCTTGCTAACTTAATATCGCCAACTATCTCTCTGATTATATAATCGTCAGAATAAACTTCAATTTTTGATTTATCATATAATCTACCATAAATTGTATCAAGTAAATCAAGAGATTCTTCTATTTGGTTTGTAATCTCATCAATTGAATTCATTAATTGAATATTTCTATACACACTTAAAACCAAACAAACAACTAATATTAATATCAAAATTGATAATATGACTATCATAATACGTCTTTCATAAGATCACTATATTGTTTAGATATTGATTCAAAACTATATAGTGAAAGTAATTTTGTTTTTAAGTCAAGGGCCCATTGTTTTGGGATCGTAGGATTGTTTTTAAATTTTAATACTTTCTTTTTAAAATCATCCTCATTTGCATTTGCCCATTTCGCGCCGGACATAAAAATCGCATTGTCTATTCTTGTTTGATGAACATTATCAAGTTGATAAAAAATATCTATAAACTTACCATGCTTTAAAAAATCAGTGTGGCCAGACCAAGATGGGACTATTACTGGTAATCCGCACGTTGCGGCCTCGAGCAAAGGTAAACCAAATCCTTCACCCCTTGTAAGTGAAACTAAACATTTTATTTGAGGGTGCGTATATAAAGATGAAACTTCCTCATCTGACATATCACCATGTAATAAATGAATTTTTGGATTGATATTTTTTTGTCTTGATTCAATGGCAACATTCGTTATTAATTGTGTAACAATTCGTTTATCAATTTTTGTACTTTTTCCTAAATTGGTTTTTACAACAATTCCCACATCGGGATCATTTTTGAAAGCTTCACATAACCATTTTATTGTATAGAAAATATTCTTTCTATCATTATTGGGATTATTGCCTGTTAGTTGACCAAAAATCAAAAAATTAAATGGTGTTTGCAATGAAGGAAGCAACAAGTTTTGATCATTTTTTGAAAATGCATCAGAGTATGCCTCCGGAACAATATGAACTGGGACTGTGACATCCCCAGAGTTTGTTAAACATGATGCCGCATGTTTTGATGGAACAATTATCATGTTCATTTTATTTGCAGCAATGCACCAGCCAGGATTGCATTTATCAGTTTCAACCATAGCTGACATTCCAACGTTGTAGTTTGCAATAGTGGAATCCCATTCATTGGGAAGTTGTAATTGAAATGAAATGTCATACTTGGTGTTATTTTTTGTAGGATCAGTACTATGCGTCATCATTTCTCTAATGAGACCATCATGAGAATCTGGGTTTATTTCCCAAGATGTGTCGCCCCAAGGTAATATTTGAAATTCTACATTTAAGTCAGGCCTAGACAATAACCATCTAGCGATTTGTCTGGCGTGAACGCCGTAACCGGATTTTGATAAAACGGGAGCCCTAAGTAGTACTTTTTTCATACTTCCACCAAACTCCATTTCTTTTCAGGTGAGAGTTCCCAATCATTACATGTTTTTTCTAATGATTTATCCCAGTCACTTATAACAGTAGATAAATTATAATGTTTTTGAGCGTGAGTGAGCGCTCTTTTTCCTAATTCTTTTCGTTTTTCGCTTCCCATTTCATACATTTTCATAAATGCTTGTGTGCGTGTTTCATGTGAAACATAATCTTCAAAAATATATGGAATTGATTGATTACCAACAATTGTTCTAACGTCAGGTGTCATCGCGACGCCATACTCTTCGCCTGTTTCATGATCAACAATTTGTCTTGTTAGTCCCCCGGTTTTAATTGCGATTGATGGAATCCCACACATCTTACCTTCGAGAACCGGTAGACCAAATCCCTCATTTGAACTTGAGTTAATAATAACGTCTGAGACGTTATAAATTGTTCGCATCTCATTAAACCCGGTTCTGTCTTTAGAGAAAACAATATTATTTTCTATACCTAACATTTCAACGACGTGGTGTAAATTTGGACCTTCAGGATCAAGTGGATCTGTATGAAGTATTAATGTTGCTTTTTTATGACCATATTTTTGCTCTAGTTCTTGTACAAACATTTTCCATGACATCAATATATCACTCACACATTTGCGGCGGGCATTTCGGCCAACATATAGTGCTATAAAATCATCAAACTTATCTTTACCTAATAACTCTTTTCGAAATTTAAGAATTTCATCATCTGGAATTGGTTTATAGAGGGCGTCTGGGACACCGTGTGGAATATATCCCACTTTTCCAGGTTGAGGAAATCTTTCTTTGAGCATTTCATACGTTGGCCAATTGATACAATTAATTGCTTGTGTTGATTCGTAAAGAACATCATTAAATTTGGGGACTGGTGGGTTATCCCAAAGGTGCCAATAAACTATTGGACAGATCTGATTAATTTCGTCGGCCATTTCCCATACCCACACAAAAAATCTTGGGTCAGTAAAAAGCATCAATGCATCAGGTTTAATTTGCGCAAGAACAGTTCTCAATAAAGATTTATCACCAAATCCCTTTGTAGGTTTAATAATAAAATCAGGATTAACGTTTATGATATCATATGATTCATGTGATATTGCCCCACCAAAGCAAAAAAAACTATACTTTCCGGTTTCAACAAGACCATTAATTAACCAACGAGCTTGTGTCCCGACGCCGCTTGTACTCAAGGCATGGTCACTTAATAACAGTATTTTCTTTTTCTTTTTAATCATTTATATACCAATATTACTACTATTTTTATTACATGTAACAATAAAATTTTTTGTTGTTAGTAATGTATTTTGTTTATTTAAGCAATAGTCATTTTCCCATATGACTAACACATTATATCCTTTATCTTTCATAAACTTCATTTTTTTATCATCATCATTCCATATTTCTAGCGCATATTTTTGTTTTTTAGGATGAAAGTATGTTGACTTATATTTTTTAGGATTACAATGCCAATAATCGCCATTGTATTCAATTACAATTTTTAATGATTCACTAAAAATATCAATAAAGTATCGATTTGTTTTACTATTAAAAAATTTTTCACTTTCAAATTTTGCACTAGGGATATGACAAGAAAGATAATCAAAAATTTCTTGTTGATTTTTTGAAACAATTCTATGTTTACTTAAAAAGTAAGCATTGGTTACACCATGATTATTCATCAGAGTTCTTTTTTGTTTATCTAATGATAACTTACTAAGTTTTCGACCAAACATTGGATTTCCGGTATTTAAAAATCGAATGCTTTGATGTTTACCAAAGCATCGTCTATTACAATAGTGAAATTTTTGATTAAATTGATTTGATACGCAATACAGTTGTTCATTACAAAAAGAACAATTTTTTATTATGCCCGATCGTTTTCCCTTTTGAGAATTTTTCCATTTATCAAAATTGCCATTTTCAATATTCCATTTTGAACCACACGATATTGTACAAAATCCCGATTTTTTATAAACTCGTAAATATTCTTTTTTACAATATTTACATATACGAATTTTTTTACGTAATTTACAATTTATAGTTCCGTAATTTTTACGATGTTCATCAAAACAAATTTTATTACAAAAACGTTTATTACTAACGTTCGTAGTAAAGGTTTTTTTACAAACGTTGCATGTTTTTAATAAAAAATTAGATTTCAGTAATAACGCATTATTACCACATTTTTTTGAACAAAAATGTCTAAGCGAATTTAATCGACGAATTTTTTCAAAATTCTTTTTACAATGTGTACATGTTACTAACATTCATTTCCATTTTTCTCAAAAATTAAATTTGACACACCCCAGATTTTTAGTTTTCTTTTAATAACTGAATTTTCGGCTTCTGTGTTGTCTTTTGTAGCCCTAATTGAAAATCGATCATATCTTTTATTTGTATCAGTCCACCAAAAACGCGGCGCTGTTTTATTAATTAATTTAAACCCATTATTCATATATTGTTTACTATTTTGTCCATGTCGTATATCTACATACGTCAAAAATATTATGTTATTATGAATTTTACTAACGTATGATAACAATTTTCCAAATCCTCCAACAACGTTAGTGTTTATTTTTGAGGCAAATCTTGCAATTTCAAGTTTATTAATATGTTTATTTTGAATTGCTTTTCTAATTGATAACACCGAAACTAATTCGTTATTATAATACAATCCGTATGCACATTTTGATTTTACGTCACCATCAATATGATTTTCTAATAAAAATTTCTTTCTTTCTTGAAAATTTATTTCTTGAATTTTACATTTTCTAGCAAAAATTGAATTTTGTGTAATTCCTAATCGATGTGATATCATAGACTTAATAATCTCTTTTTTGTCGCGCCATTCATCTTCAAATATATGAAATAAAACTATATTTTTATCTAGAGCTTTTTGAGTTTTATTTTCATGATAAAATTTATCGCTTTGTATCGCCGAAGAATGCCAGTATAATCCATTATGTTCTATTGCAAAATTTTTAGAAGGAATATATACGTCTAATTCACCAATCTTTGATACTAAAGAATTTTGATATGCATTAAACCCCATCTCGGTAACGAATGCGTATATTTCATTTTCAGCCTGTGAAACATATTTTCTATCACAATTTACACAATTTAATTTTCCTCGTATTATTCCGTATATGCTTTTCTCAATTATGTGTTGACACCTAGTACATGTTACAGAAACGAAACATGACGCGTTATTTTTTCTATTATTAACAATATTTTCGTATTCAAACTTGTCTTTTATAACAAAATTTGTTCCAGTTGATTCTAAAATCCTTTGTGATATTATCTCATTGGTCATTTTAAGTGGGTGAACAAACGTTTTGTTTTGATAATTTAATTTTCTTTTTTCAACACTCTTCATAAGAACATCGTTAGTATTCTTTGTTGTTCCCTTTGACCAGTGTTTATATTTGTTTTGTTTATAACCTTCTTTTAGAATTTGTTTTGTTTTGATAGATGATTGTAATATTCTATCATCAGTTAATTTTGTTTTTCCTCGTGACCAGTGCTTCACCTTAAGAGCTTCTATTGTTTTTATTGACTTATTTTTAACACTAGAATGACCTATTGCAAAGTTACAAAACCCTTTTTCCCATGAATGAAATTTTGTTAATTTATCACAGTTTTGCTTACATTTGCAATTAGGTTGTTTTTCAACATTATTTTGATGTAACCAATAACTTTCTAAAGATAAATTATGATATTTGGCATGATACGTTATTCCTCGTGACCATGGCCCAACATGTTCATTACATATTTTACATGTAAAAATTTCATGTTTTTTAAGTTTCATACTTTTCTAATCACGTGCAATGTTCTGTATTTTTTAATTCACACCATTTACATGAATCTCTATTCTTGATAGCGAATCCACGTTTAACACTTGCTAACATAT